GTTTGTCAGGATACTTGCCTTGGTATCTCCAAATATCTTCTGTTTTCCAATCGTAAATAGGATAAATATTAAAACAATTTTTTGATGTCTTTGTTGTCCATCTTTGGTCGTTAAACATCAATCCTTTCTTTTCCCACGTTGCGATTGCACAATATCTATGTAGACTCTCATCTGCCCTTATTGCAATAAATCCAGCAGTAAGTTTGTCCGCTGCATACCACTTACCAAAAAGAACAATAAATTCTTCAAATTCTATTGGATACGGAAAAGGATAATTGACTTCGGTTTTTGCTTCCCAGGGTTTTTCTCGTATCCATACATCTTTTCTATCTGGGTCCCATGTTATCCATTGAGGTTCATAATTAGTTACTGCATTTCTAAGTAGCATCGGGACGCATATCCAATGAGGCTCAATATGATCACGATACATTTTAAATATTTTACGAACGGTTTTGATGGTTTCTTTGTACTGTGCTTCAAAATCAATGTACATAATACCAACTTTTACACCACGTTTTATTGCTTCCTCCATAACAAGATGCACTGTAACCGTGCTATCTTTGCCACCTGAAAAAGCGATATAAAACTTTTCAAAATTATCAAATGTTGTTTTTATTCTGTCTCTGGCGGCATCCAATACATTTGTTTTTTTATATATTTTAATTGTCATTAATATAAATCCATTTGTCTTTCTTGGCCAAGTGCCTCTATTAGTGTAACTTTATTCATTCTATTTTTTTTCAGCCATTTGTTTAAATAAATAAGTGCTATTTCATTTGCTTTTTGTTGTTGCTCTTCTGTTAAAAGGTTAAACCCATTGCGATATTTTGATGGGATTCCGGTTGCATAACACATAGCCGCTTGACCCAACCAAGCAATTCTATTCATCGCTTTATTTGTTAAATAATGCTCACATGAAAATTTCCATTCTGTTATTAAAGATTCTAAGGCAGCTTTAAATTTTTCGTTATTGGATAAAAAATCATGATATGCCTTTTCACATTGACCCGCAGTCATCCCTTCCATGACCGTATTATAAAATCCAGCTTTATAACATTCCCATTTTTCATGACGATGAAATATTCTATCTTCGTCATCGGTGTTAACTGTTCTGAATCCAGCGTTTTTCATTTCTTCATCGTCATAAACAGAAATGTTGTCTTCGAGCTCTACAAAATCATCATCAGTGCTTTCAATATCCCATGATTTTGAAAATTCCTGATCTTTAAATAAATCGGATAAACCTGTTATTTGGCATAAACGTAAAATTTCATCTTGGTCCATACCGAGCTCTCTGGCTATACGTTCATCTTTCCAGTTCCTATTTTTTAATTCCACAACTATTTCAGACATTCCTTCAACCGTATGTCTGCCACGGGCTCTATTATGCCTTATTGTGGACGCTATACGATTACTTCTTCTTGAAGTTTTTAGATTTATGGATGCTATTGGCAAATAACCATGCACTCTTAATCTTATATCGTCAACTTCACGGCCTACTCTATTTCTATGGAATCCGTCTATGACCTCATAATGTTTATCCTTCAACCATGCTACTATCGGTTGAGTGTATCCATCTTCCCTAATTGAATGCTCCAAAAGTTTCATTTCGGGAGGAGCAACTTTGTTTGGGTTGTAATCATTGGCTATGAGATCATCAATTTTTATCCATTGTACACAATCAACAGGTTCATCCTTGAATGGACTTTTTAAATGCAACTCATTTTTTATTTCGTTTATTATTTTAATTTTATCTGTTATTTTGAAACCATCTAATTCGCCAAACAATTTTTTAGCTTTTTTAATTATTGTTTTTTTATCTATTGATGATTTTTTACTTTTTGAAAGATCCAAATATTCCATTTAAACCTCTAATCCACGTTTAAGATCATCCAGTGAATGAAAAATAGGAATGCTCAACCTGCTGGCTTTTTCCATTTCGGCTAAAGTACCTTTACTTTTTGTCCAGCCAGGTAAAACCAGCATAGCATCAGATACCACCAACCATGCCATCGACATTTCGTAATAATCATCTATTGATAATTTTTCGCCATCTCTAAACATTAATTGATGATGAAAATCATGCCAAGGGACCCAAGGAGCGTAGCCTGCCAGAAATACCTCAAGCCCTGCTCGCATACCTTTTCGCATATTTTCAAAAACATCAATAACATTATCCGCTGAATATGGACCTGCTACATAAACTCGTTTCATAATTTCTCCTTCAAAAAAAATATTGTTTGATATATTATAGTGATTTTGACGATTTTTATAATATTTTTTTTTAATTATTTTTCCACGGTTCCCAAACCTTCCATGATATCGATCGCCCACCGAGCTCGGAAGCGATTTCAAAAGTAAAAGGTTTTATATCATCCGGGTTGGCGTTTCTGGCCTTTGGAAATGTGATATTGATGTAAATTGCATCACGGTTAATTTTATCAGGATTAACGCCTTCAAGTGATGCTTTATTGATATTCATTATCGTATCGAGAGCATCTTCACGAGCAGAAGTACCACGCTGTTTGCCACTTTTACCGGCATGATGAACAAAGATAACCGATACCCCAAGATGACGAAGGGCAAGGATCCATTGATTAATTGGGTCCCAATCGTCTTTTGAATTCTCATCTAATCCTGGAGTAAGAGAAGAAAGGTTATCGAGTATCAGTAAATTATAACGGTTATCATTTGAAATATAATCGTAAATCGTATCTTGCCACATTTTATTACTAAGGTTTATCTGAGTCCCTTTATATTTTTGAGCAATAGCGTCATTTGAAATAATGCTCATAATAGAACCGCGTTCGTCAAATCCTTTTTTCTGTAAATTATAATTTATTTTTTTTAATCTTTGACGAAAATGATACTGTAGCATTTCACCGTCGATATAAAGAACCCCAGCAGGGTTATCGCAATGCCAGGGACCGAATTCTATATTTCTACATGACGAGCGAGTAATAACCGCTGCGGTAATTAAGCAAATCCATGTCTTACCAATACCCCTGGGAGCGAAAATCATATTAGAGCTTGCATCTGATAGCCAGGGGCTCAAAATCATTTTAGGAACCTCAATATCTTTTTTCATTAAATCGGCATATGATATAATTGTATCTTCGAGTATCGCATTATTTTTATCATCTTTTAATTTAGGTATTTTAAAATTATACCGAAGATCATTAGCTTCTTTTACTCGATCTTGTTTAATGAGAGTTCTCACTTGATCATCACTGAAAAATATCGCTCGCTCTTGAATATAGGACTCGGCTTGATCAAGTTCGTAATTAACGTCAATATCATCATAGTTGCCAAGCACGTACTGCTTATTGATATTGGTTAAGAATAATTTGATCAATTTCATTTGAGCGTCGTCATTGGTGGCCTTATTAGCTTCAAAAATCTTGTTCATGTAATCCCTTGGAGCCCGGCCAAACTTCTTATAGTGGTTTATTGTCCACTGAATGACGGTGGTTAAATGTCCTGCTGATGATTTAAGAAATGAGAGGTCATCAAGTAATGGTGAAATACGTTTTAGAAACTCATCGGAAATAATCATCATCGTTACCATTCTGGTAATTTTTTCGGGATCTTTTTCTGCACGGGTTCTACGGTACCACTCTGGTTGCTGTCTACTCATATTCTAATTCCTTTAATTATAGTTAAATATATCTTTCATGAATTGTGGGATTTCTTCAGGTTTGAAATTTTCGGGGTGTTTAAAATCTGGTGGCAGGGGCGGGCGTCTTCGGGGTACGAATTCATCTTGGGCCTTTCTTTTTTCCTCTGGGGTTTTGGCATCCCATTTTTCAAAGCCGGTTGTGATTTTAAAATCTTTTTCATCAAGGTATCTACCAACTTTCGGATCGATGCCTGTAGCTTCACACCAATCGTTTTGAATATTCATTATTTTCATCTGGCCATTATTTTTTGATATCTTATTTATTTCCGCTAATGAGATAAGCTGCTTTGGCCAAAAGTCACTTTTATCACGGCCCCACTCAATAACTGGTTTAATAAGATTGCTAAAACTGAGGCCAGTCTTTTTGAGACGGGTAATGACTTTTGTTCCATTGACAATTTGATTGATTAATTGCTGATCGGTGAATGATTTAAAACTCATCGGAAAGTTTTCTAT